GCCACCAGGGGTAATATTAAAACTGGCTAGGCATCCTGTGAAGACCGAAGCAATAAATGTAATATCCTTAACTTCTCTATCTTCAGTGATACCAGGCAATGTGATGTAGTTCAAAGAAATTATAAATCCGGCCCAGACCATTACTCCCAATCTGATTAGAGTACCTAGAAAAGCCATTTGTTCTTCTTTGTCATCTATGTTTTCTTTTATTTTTGAGAAAACATTCTTCTTTTCTTTTGGATTTTCTGTCATTTTTTTATCCCATACATACTAAGTTTA